GATACTTGATTTTGCTAATTCCTGTCGCAATGGCAGACTTCACACTAAAGAAGAATTTAAACATATCATTGATTTAAATGATAAGTATAAAAAATTATTAGCATTAAAAGATGACAAAAATGGAGTATTTGAAGCTGATTATGAATACATTAATCGACTTTATCAAATTAGATTAGAGAAAAATGATTTTCTCGTATAAGGAGTGATTTATATGGATTTTAAGAAATGGTTAGCCGCCGCAGGTATTCGTGCGATTAAAACTATTGCTCAAACCGCTATTGCTACTATTGGCTCTAGCGCTATTATTGCTGATGTAAATTGGGGCATTGTCGCTTCTGCTTCTGCCCTAGCTGGCATTCTTAGTATTCTAACAAGTGTTGCTGGACTACCAGAGGTTAAACTACAAAAGCAATTAGAAGAAGCTACTGAAAATGAAGAAGCTTAATATTTGCCTTTTCTGATATTTTATGATATAATAAAGTATAAAAGAAAAGGAGAAAATTATGGATAGACGAAGTAAAGAGCGAGTAATCCCATTAGAAATTTACACTGATGGTTCTTGTAAGAAACTTGGAAAAAAGAACTTTGGTGGTTGGGCTTACATCGCTGTTGAAGATAGCCAACAAGTCTATTATGCAACTGGCGGAGAACCTGATACTACCAATCAACGTATGGAGTTACAGGCAATCCGCCAGGCTCTTGCATATACTGCGACTCACCGCAAAGAAAGTCAACCCGTAATTATTTATAGCGATTCAGCTTATGCTATTAATTGCTATGCAGAACGCTGGTATGATAACTGGCGGCGAAATGGTTGGGTCAATGCTGCTAAGAAAGAAGTAGCAAATCAAGACCTATGGATTGATATTATTCCTTACTTTGAAAATGTATGGTACTACTTTAAAAAAGTAGAAGGCCATAATGGAGTTTTTTGGAATGAAAAATGCGATGAGTATGCACAACGAGAAGCACAAGAATTAAAAATAAATTGGCGAGGATAAGGTATGAGAGAAGAATTATATAGTGTAACAAGGGATGAGTATGTAGGGTTTGTTAAGTAGCTTATCCCACAAAATATGCACACTGAACATATCGAAAATGATGATGAAACTGCAAGTCTTAAAATTTATGCTAATAGAGATGATACTTTAATCGCTGAACAATATCTTAATTCTGATGGTATTTATGAATATTATGTTTATAATATGCCAGCAAATGAAGATAGACGTGCGCCAAAACCTGTTTAGAAAATTGTTCTTGAAACGCAAGAAGAAGTTCAAGCATTTTTTGATATTTTACAAAAGGCTATGGGCAAAAAAAATGACTGAATTATTTACAGAAGTCTCAGAATTTGATAAGCATTTAACAAGACTTGCAATTGATACTGCTTTTATGTTAAATGATGCACCAAAAACAATTAAACGCATTGAGGAATATAGAGCAGTTTGTTCTCCTGCTGTATAGGAGTTCGTTGATTTTTATGTACAGCTTAAATTGGAGGAAATGAAGAATGAAGAAGATAATTCTAATTAGCGGTAAAAGTGGTTCTGGCAAAGACACTTTTGCTAAATTTTTAAAAGATGAATTAGAAAGTCGTAATGAACGAGTATTAGTAATTCATTTTGCAGATATGGTTAAAGAATATGCCAAGCTATATTATAAATGGAATGGCGAAAAAGATATTAGCGGCCGCCAGCTACTTCAACAGATGGGCACAAATGAAGTACGTGCGGTATTTGAAAATTATTGGGCTGATTTGGTAGCACAGTTTATTAAAGCTACAGAAAATGATTGGGATTATGCACTTATTCCTGACCTTCGCTTCTTAAATGAATTAAAAAGAGTTAAAAAGTTCAATAAAAATAAGTGCGTATCTGTAGGCATTCGTCGTTATACTGACAAAGGCGACATATGGGAAAATCCTCTTTTAACTGAAGAACAACGTAATCATCCATCAGAAGTTGATTTAGATGACTACTGTTTAGATTGGTATGTTGATAATGTAGGTGCCTTTGAAGGCATGAAGACTTCTGCAATTGAGTTTTTAGAAAAGATAGGAGAATAATATGACAGATTTTTTCTCTCTAGGTGTAATGAAATATTGGAGCCCAACTAGTGCTATGTCAGCAGAAACCCGGCGCCAACATTTAGAAGATATGGCGGCCAGCGGCAAATATATTTGGAGTGAAAAATTTGACGGTAATTTTAGCCGCGCAGTTATTACTCCAGATAGAAATGCGCTGCAAACTCGTGGTATTAGTAAAGTAACTGGCACTTATTCTGAACTGCAAGATAAAGTATTTTTCTGGAATGATGTACTTAAAGCTTTTCAAAAGACTACAGTAATTTTAGGTGAGTTATATTTACCTGGCGGTATAGACAAGGATGTAGGTAGTATAGCAAGATGTCTAGTTGATAAAGCACGCGCTCGTCAGAAAGACGTTAAACTTGAATGGCGTATTTTTGATATTTTGGCACTTGATGGTGAAGAATTTCTTGATAAACCAATTGAGTATAGAGTGCGATTTATTCCAGAAGTCGTTAAACGTATTAATTCTCCATTAGTAAAAGGTATTCCATATCATCAAATGGATGAAACTTTCTTTGATGAGATTCTAAAAATTTTTGAACGTGGCGGTGAAGGGGCGGTCTGTTATAAGAAAGGCATTCTTTATACCCCCGATAAACGTTCAAGTGCTTGGACAACTTGTAAAGTAAAGCAAGAAATTTCTTCCGATATTGATTGCTTTATTACTGATGTTGAAAATCCAACAAAGCTTTACACCGGTAAAGAATTAGCTTCTTGGCCTTTTTGGGAAGAGGCAAGAACTGGTAAGCTTGTATATGGTGAATACTTTGGTGAATATCAAACTGGCGGTGCTTACACACCAGTAACTAAAAATTATTATTATAATTATCCAGGCGCAATTTATGTAAGTGTATTCAATCGTAAGGGTGAGCCAGTGCAACTTTGTAAAGTAGCCGGTTTAACCGACGAGCTTAAAACAGAACTAAGAGATAATTTTGAAGATTGGTACTTATGCCCGCTGACCATTGGCGGCATGATGGTTTCTACCGCAAATGCGGCCAAAGATGGTACAGGCATTTCAATTCGGCATCCTTATATTAAACGTATTCGTAAAGACGATATTAATCCAGAGGATTGCACACTAGAAAAAATTATCTCATAAATATTATAAGTAGCTGTCTCATTGAGAGATAGAAGGAGGGTAACTATGGACCCAGATTTTGGTTTCCTAATCTCAGACGATGCGTCTGGATTAGACCCTGTAATGTATCAGTATTATCATCAAATGAATGATAATAGAACGCTTATTTTAAATACTGATATTGATGAGCGTATTGTAGAAATGATTTATTTACCTATGAGAGATTGGGAAAATGATAGCGATACGCGCCCCGTAACACTTATACTTAACTCACAGGGTGGGTGCGTATCAGATGGATTCTTCCTTGCTCAATATATTAGCCAATATAAAAAGCCATTACATATCATTGTTCCTGGATATGCGGCTTCTATGGCGGCTGTGATTTTAGCTGGCGGCGGAAAGAATGAAAATGTAACTCGTTTTTGTTTCCCTAGTACATATGCCCTTATTCATGATGGATACGTAGCTTTAAGTGCTAGTGAAGCCAAGACAGCTAACGATATTATGGCCTTTAATAACAAGGTAGATGAAAGCATCCGGCAATTCATTGTTGATAATACAAATATTACTGCAGAAGAATATGACGCTCAAGCTAGACACCAATGGTTTTTATCCGCGGATGAAATGAAGAAATATAATCTTGTGGATAAAATTTATGGTGTTGATGCTTAATGAATATTAATTTTTTAGATACTTCTGCAGTACTCAATGGAGCTTATAAAAGATTTCAAAATATATATATTAGTCCTATTGTATTAATGGAACTTGAAAATATAAAAACTTCATAGCAGAAAGATGATAAAACCAAATATCTCGCACGGTAGGCTGTGCGAGATATTATTACATCTAGAGATATACATTTTATTACTGATAATAGTCATGCTAAAAGAAAATTTAGAAAATATCCAATACTATAGGATATTCATGATCATTGGCTAATTGCTGAAGCTGCTGCGTTAAAAAATCATTCAAACGATGTATTTTTTATAACTGCCGACGGCGCTTAGTTTTTAATTGCTAAATAGATTAAGGAATTATAGGCAATATATTTAGATGATAAAGAAGAGAGCCATATTGAATAGATAGAGTATTGTGGCTGGGGCAAATATTATCCTAATAATTTACAGATGGCTCAATTATATCAATGTCCAACGATGAATATATTAAAATGTCCTACTAATTCATTTGCTGAAATATTCGCAAGTGATGAATTAAAGGACGTATTATTCTGGGACGGACATGAATATAAACCTTTAAATTATAAAGATATTAAAAATGTATATACTGGTGAGGTAATTAAGCCTCGTAATTTAGAGCAAAAAATGGCTATACACTTACTTCAAAACTAGGATATTAAGGTTAAATTATTAACCTCTGCTTGGGGTAGCGGAAAAACATTATTAGCTCTAAATTATGCACTAGAATAGGTGGCTCGCGGCCGCTAGCCTAAAATTACTTTTATTCGTAACAATATTATAGTTGCAGATACTAAAGATATTGGTTTTGTGCCTGGTGATGTACGACAAAAAATGAGTTTATGGGGAGGAGTAATTGCTGACCATTTAGGCGGTCAAATGATGCTTGACCAACTAATTGATGATGGTATAATTGAAATATTCCCTATTTCTCATATTAGAGGGCGTTCTATAAAAGGTATTATCTTTTGCGATGAATGTGAAAATTTAAATGATAAATTAGTTACATTATTACTTAGCCGCGTAGAAGATGGCGGTGAAATTATATTTTGTGGGGATGTAGCATAGATTGATAATCCTAAATTTGAAAAAAATAATGGTATTAAAGCTATGCTTGATAATTTAGCAGGTGACCCATTGTTTGGAACTGTTAAATTACTAAAATCAGAGCGCGGGCCAATTCCACAACTCTGTGATAAAATTATTCCTCCAAGATAATTAAATGGGGTAAGTCTAATGACTTACCCCGCATATTTTCGTTTATGATAAAACATTTGACAAACAAAGAAAAATATGATATAATAAAAAAAAACATAAGGAGACTTTTATATGGAACAAATTAAATTTAATGATTTAACTCGTGAATTTTTGGAAGACTTTATTGCCAAATTACCTAAAGAAGACAAAAAAAGATTAAAAAAATATATAGAAGACCATCCTCGCGATAGCTCTTCAGGAATGTTTGCTATGGTAAAAAGTTATATCTATAATACATATATTAGAGCAAGAGCAACTGAAGATGCAAAAACTAGAAGTGGTACTTTTATAGATACAATTAGTTCTTTATTAACGGATGATGATGATAATGAAATAGAATAAAGTTTCTTTCATTAAAAGTCCAATGAATTATACGGGGAATAAATATAAACAATTAAAATAGTTATACAATATTTTTCCTAAAAATATTAATAATTTTATTGATTTATTTTGCGGTGGGACAGACGTATCAATTAATACTGTTGCAACTAACAAATATGCAAATGATATTAATACAAATATAATTGAAATTTATAAAAGTTTTTAGTTAATCACAATTGAACAATTATTTCAATTTATTGATAACAGAATAAAAGAATTCCAGCTAACTCGATATAATATTGATGGTTATATTCAATATAGAGATTTATATAATACAGAAACAGCGTATCATTCTCCATTAGATTTATTCGTATTAACTAGATTTTCTTTTAATAATAAAATCAGTTTTAATACTAATCACGAATATAATGGAAGTTTTGGATATAATCATTCAGATTTTAATTTAACACAGCGTGCGAATACAAAAGCTATGCATAAAGCAATTCAAAATATTCATTTTACGTCAATTGATTTCAGAAATTTTAATTTAGACTAGTACAATAATACAAATGATTTCTTATATGTAGATCCTCCATATTTAATTTCTGCTGCTCAATACAATACTGGTCCTAGGTCTATAAATCAGAAATGGGAACTTTAGGATGATTTAGATCTATATAACTATCTAGACAAAGCTACAGAATCTGGAATAAAATGGGCAATGTCTAACGTTCTTTCGCATAAAGGATATGAAAATATTACGTTAATTGAATGGGCTGAAAAATATAATATTCATGATATTAATGCAGATTATTCGAGATGTGTCTATAATAAAATCAAAAATACTGATCCAACTTTAGAAGTTGTAATTACTAATTATTAAATAAGGAGATATGCTAATATGTCTGAACAACGTACAATATATGATGATATGATTAATGAATATTTTAATCGACATCCAGATGCTGGATTAGCTTGGTGGATGCTTCCAGTTGAGCAACAACCAGAAGGATTTAAACTAGAAATGTATGACATTCTTTGGGATTTAACACATAAGGAGGACTCAAATGAATAAAGAACCACTTGGATACTTAGGTGGCGATAATTATGACAAAACAATAGCATAATTCTATTATTATACGCGAGGCTACAATAGAAGATATATTACAATATAAGCGTGGTAAAAAAGAAGTTAACCCAAAAGATTATTATTTATGTCAATGTGATTGTGGGAATTATTGGTGTCCTTCTAAGAAAAATTATAATAAAGGTTTATCTACTAGTTGCGGAAAACATTCTAATGACAATAGAATAGTAAGTGAAATCGGTAATGTATATGGAGAATTAACTGTTATAAGCGAAGCGCCCACTCCAAATAAAAATACTGACCATCATAAATATTGGCTTTGTTTATGCTCATGCGGTAATACAACCGTTGTCGCAGGAAAGGACTTAAGAGCAGGAAAAGTCAATAGCTGCGGTTGTATTAGGTCAAAAGGTATGCTAAAAATAACAAATATATTATCTGAGAACAATATTCAATTTATTTTAGAATATAAGTTTCCAGATTTTCTTACAGACAAATTATCTCCATATAGATTTGATTGGGGCATTATAAAGAATCATAAATTATTTTGTTTATTAGAGTATGATGGTGAGCAACATTTTGATAAAACAAATGCTTGGTATAGAGAAGGAATAGATGAAATTAAAAATGAATACTGTAAAACCCATAATATTCCACTATATCGTATTTCTTATAAAGAATATAATCAATTAAATATTGATTATATAAAAAATCTTATACATTATGAGGAGAAATAATATGGAATAGAAAAGACCTTTAGGCTATCTCGCGGGCGGAATTATGACGCACGGAGAAAATCTCGCACGTCAAGAAGAATATGATAAGTTTAAGGCCGCAGGTATTCCTGGCGAAGTGTATAGTCCTGTGCAAAACAAATCTATTAACGATAAGTCTAACATGACAGAGGAAGAAAATAATCACTTGGCAGAAAAGATTTGTGAAGCCGATATTGAGCGACTTTGGAATAGCGATTATACTGTGCTTTGTCCAGAACAGTCTGCTATTGGCACAATGTGCGAAATGGGCGTTCTTTATGGTTGGAAATATATGTGCGAGAAATTACTTGACGTTTTTATAACTGCAATGGATAATAATGAGCCGAATTGGAAAGAAATTTTAAATCAAATAATGAATGAAATCTTACGAATTGATAGAAAAGCTAATTATGCCCATTATTTTGACATCCGCACAAATCATCTTAATGAGAAAGATTGGCGGCGAAGCTTCTCAATTAATCAAATGCTTTATGGTATGATTCTATATGCTACAAAAGACCATACGCTACATAATTCATTTGATGAAATTATTCCTCTTCTAAAAGAGCAATATGGAAGTGAGACGAATGAATCATCCAGTTCTAATTAATCATAGCACCCATACATTAATTTCTACAAAAATAGAACCAATATTAGACCAATATAATAAACCATCACCATATCATATCCGTCAATTAACATGGAGATATTGGGCAAAAGACGAGACTCATTACGATAGAATTGAAATTCAAATTCTTTCAGACAGAGAAGAATATTTTACTTTTGCTCGCAATTGCCCAGACACCCCTCCATTATTATATGTAAAACAATATAACGAGGAATTTATTATTTCATCGGGCGATTATCAATGTATATCAATTTATAATTTAACACGCCGTGAATTTAAAGAATATGTATATCCACGAGAT